TCTGTTAATGACTAACAGTATACCATACCCTAAGAACCAGATAATATTAAACAACCATGCTTGTCTCCAAAGATATTTTCTGATACCCATAGCAACAAATACATTACGTACTGCCTTGGGATCATCTTCGTTGCCTGTTGCTCTTAAGATCTGTTCTATTATCACAGCAATAATTGTACCCACTACCAATGGATAGAATACAAAGTTTGCAAATGACATGATTGCTATTAGAAAAGTCATACTCTTACTATAATGTCTCCGTCATCATCATCGTCTTCTTCATCATCGAGTTCCTCCATTCTTTTAGCGAGTGATTTACTGAGAAATACATCTTCAAATTCTTTATCGGGAGTAAATTTTAAATCAACTGTACCCTCTGCGTCAAGTTCGGGTTTAAACTTCACAACAAGTAACTCATCACCATGCTCAACATCTGCAAGTTCTGGGTGTGCTAACTTAATTTGATTCCTACCCTTACGAGGATCGAAATCTGCTGACCACCTTGACTTAGAAATATCACTGATGTTTTTATACATCAAAGCAAAGGCAGCACCTGCTGTACCTACCATGAAGAGCAAGAATATAAATGGTCCTATGATAGTCATGATGGTGTCCTCCTGTTAATATTTAGTGTGGATTATACTTTTGTATGATGGAATAAACTATGACTAATACAATCAATGAGATACTAATGATCGGCAATAATAAATGCATGATTAAATTCGAGGAAGTTTTTGTACTAAAGGTAAAATATCTGACTCAACTTTTTCTATGATGTCATCAACAACATTAACATCTAAATCCATGAAAGGGGGAATGATCCCTAGTATTCTTAGAAGACCATCAACAAACAAAGCAAGGCAAGTAAAACCAAGAATCATACTAATGATAGTAGCGTCTCGGTTATGCTTACGCATGGACTCCTCATCAATGGCACGTGCTTCTGCTAAAGCAGCAGCAACCATCTCATCAACTTCTTTCTTTGTATAAAAATCTCCTAAGATAGGGATGTCATGCTTGTCCATGATCACCCACCATCTATATCACATCCGATCATGGATCCAGCAACAATACCTAAAGGTATCGCCCACCAACGTCCATCTCCACGTGATAGTGCAGCACCTGCACCGCCTCCAGCAATTCCACCAAGGACTGCACCGTCTGAGCAATCATTAGTATCTTCATAGACAGTAACATGTCTGCGATATGATGGTCTGTCAGAAGGGTATCTACTTCTTTGCCAAGGTTCACATGGAACCTCAACTTGTTCTGACCAACTCTTTACATAACCAGGATTATCTTGTGTGCCTGGTACATATTCTTCTCTGTACTCAGTCTTCACACATGTTCTACTAGCAGAATATCCTGGTTGATACTCATCTGCATTCACTGGAAGTGAACCAAGTAGTAGAGCAGCAGCGAGAGCAATTTTCATTTAATTCTTTTGTGTATGGTTATATTATAGCAGAAAGGGGGTCATTGTGAACCCCCCTTGTGCCACTTTATGATCAGTCCTCCTCTGCCAGTTGAGCAAAGTAAGAGAGTGTGTCTTCCGAATCACTTACAGGAGAGGCAGCAACTGCTTTCTCTCTGAAGTCGGACACTTCTTTACCCCATTTCTGTGGAGTAACTTCCTCCTGAGATTCATCAACAACAGCAGGAGCAGCAGACTTACCAAGAACGAGATCCAATCTCTTCTTTAGATCCTCATAGGATTTAAAGTTCTTGGGTGCTTCAAACTCAGCAAGTGAGTAGGACTGTTCCCAAATCTTTTCAAGTTTGTCATCACTGAAATCACCTAACGTAGCAGGTGCAGCGAACTCAGACTTATCATAGTTCCAATACCCATCTAACTTTCTGATCTTCAATTTGAAGTCAGCACCCTTCCAGAAATTGAAAGGATCTAATGGGGTCTCATCAGCAAATGCTGGTTGCATTGCTTCAACAAGTTTGTCAAAGATCTTCTTACCATACTTATACAAGAAGACTTTTCCTTCGTTCTCTGGGTGTGCTGGATCACTAACAACATAGATGTTAGAGTAGTAAGAAAGCTTACGCTTCTGTGCTCTAGCAATCTCCTTGTCAGTATCACGACCACTGTTCCAGAGTTCTCTATTCAATTCACCCACAGGGTCATCTTTACCAAGAGTAGTAAGACTATTCTCGATGTACCATTGACCACCTGGACCTTTAAATGCATGACTCCAGACCTTTGCCCAAGGCATATCTTCTCCGTTAGGAGCAGGTAGGAATCTAATAACAGCAAAACCATTACCTGACTTGTCAAGTTCTGGTTTCCACAGACGCTCATCAGCACCTGTTCTTTGAGGTTGATTGAGTTTCTCAATCTCCTGTGTCAGTTTGCTTAAAGCATTAGCAGAACTAGATGCTTTTTTTAATGTTGCAAAAGACATAAACGTATTCTCCGTATTGTGTGTATTGTTGCTACTGTATGATCGTAGCATACTATTTATAAGGTGTCAAGGATCATTCAAAATCGATCCCAACCTCATCTGCCTGTGATGGATCATTAAGATCTGGTAGGTGAGGTTCCACCCAATGATCATGGTTATCTATACCTGCTGCCTTAACATACCTCATGATATGGTCATCAATCTGGTGGTATATTGGGTGGAGGTTAAGATCCATATTAATATCATGTGCTATCTGTGATACCTGATCTGCTGTAAAGCAATGGTCAGGATGTAACAGATCACAGCATGGAATTCTCTTTTCAATTAGTTCATTAAGATTAATTCTAATCTCATAGTCTCTGTAAACTGACATAATTTAAAGTTTTTTTAGCTGTTGTAGTATATATTTGTACGCTTCGACTATGTTTCCTTCACCTTTACGGAAAAGATCCTTGTCAAAACGTTCCTTCGTGCCTCTTTTCCAGAGTCGCATGTTGTCAGGTGATATCTCATCAGCCAAGTATAAAGCACCGTTGCTATCGTATCCATACTCTAATTTGAAATCAACA